TCCCAGACGATGTAGTGGTCGTTGTCCGCCGACGTGAGACCCATGCGCAAGCGGCGTTGCTGCTCGTGCTGGTCGGGACGGTTCAAGTCGTCCTGCGGACCCTCGTTCAGCACGCTCAGGATCGCGTCGGAGTTGTAGCCGGGCTGTTTTGCCAGCGCGCGCAGTGCGCGCTCCGACAGCGGGCGCCACTCGAACACGCCGGCGCCGTCGTGGATGTTGTCGCCGCATGCAGGATCGGGCACGATATTCCACGGCGACACGTGGGTGGTGGCGGGCTTCTTCTCCTCGACCAGCTCCATCGTGTAGGCCGAGCCTACCTTCGTCCACGCGCGGCGAACCTGATTCGTGACGATCGGACCCTTCAGAATGCCGGTGCCCAGCACGGCGGCGTCGTGCAGCGCGGCGCGCGCCTCGGTGTTGTAGCTGCACTCTTCGAGCTGGTCGTCGATCTCCAGCTCCATCGCGTCGCACGCGGCGAGCGCTTCGTCCTGGACGACACGAGCGTGATCGGCTTCGGTCGCGGCACGCATTTGCGGCTGGCCGTTCGCGTCGGCTTGCCCATTGCCCTGCGCATCGGTGATCGGAACCTGGATCTGCTGGCCGTTCTCGTCGGGCGGCAGAGGGTTCATCGACTGCAACGCCTCCGTGATCTCCGGCACCGGCGTCGGCTTGATGGTCCAATTCTGATCGTCCGTCGGGAGGATCATGTCTGCCAGGCGCGCTTCGGACGCGTTCGTCTTGCCGCGGGTGATGTTGACGACTACCGACGAGCGGCTGGGCTTCGCGGCATTGCCGCCCATCACTGGGAAGCCCTCGCGTGCGGACTCCATCATCGACGCCATGCGGCGCGCAGACTCGTCTTCGCCCTGGTACTGCGACATGTCCTCCGTCCAGCGGCGCTCGATCTGCGACGCTACCTTGGCATCGACCCACTTCTTGCGCAGCAGCGCGAGAGACGCACCGAACGCGGTGATGCGGTCGGGCTCCAACACTGCAGCGTCCTGCGGCGTCGGGACGACGCCTTCGACAGCGTTCTCCAGATCCGGGGCGTCAGGCGGCAGCTCGTCTTTGAGCGGCGGCCCGTAGCGCTTGATCTTGGCCATTATTTCCCTAGCATCCTATTGGCTTTGGCATCAATCTGCGCCTTCTGCGACGGCGACAGGTTGCCGGCTTTCGATTGCTGGCTGGCGCGGGCCTTTGCGTTAGCGGCGTGGGCGCGGTCTGGCATCGGGTAAGACTTCGAGCCAGGGAGTCCGAACTGCGACTTCGGCATCGCTTTGCGCATCGCGCCGCTTATCAGGCCCATGTCAGGCTCCTCACGAGTCCAGCTTCGGTTTGAACGACGCGCAGATCGGCCACGACCTGTCGGTCGGCGCGTTACGTAACCACATATCGCCGACCAGCGTCGGCAAGATCCCCCAGCATCGGTCCTCCACACCGTCGAGATGGCAGTGTACGCACCGCTCACACGTTACCGTGTAGACGACATTGGCTTTCGAGACCATCAGTACCCCACCTCCTGGTCGAGCATTGAGAATCGAACGGTAGGCAGCGACGTGCGCTCGTCCTCGTTCGTCAAGCGATCGGCGACGACTGCCATGTAGCGGAACACGTCCGCACCATGCGACCATTCGTCGTGCACCGGCGAACCGGGTTCGCCGTGTTGATGATTGATGTGGCGCCGGTAGCGCTTCAAGCACTCAACCAGCGGCTTGGTGGCCTCGCGGTCGAAGTAGACGCGCGGGAATGTGGTGCGTGCCAACTTGATGCCGCCTTCGAGCGACATCTCGAAGCCTTCCGCTTTGGTGATCAGCTTCGGCGACCTACCGAACTTCTTGACGAGGTCGTATGTACTCTTGCCCGTCTTGAAGTCCGCTGTTCCGCCGTCGTGCGGCAGCCAGTCGTGCCCCCAGTTCAACTTCATGTCTTTCAGCGTCGACAGGTAGTAGTCGAGCGTCTTGTGATCGTCCTGGATGTAGCCGATAACGCGCAGCTCGAACTGGCCCTTTTGCACCAGCGCTATGCTCATGGAATCGTTCCACCCGAGGTCCCATACGGTATGCACCGTGAGCCGCGGGTCGTATGGCACGGGGCAGATTCGACCTTTCGCTTGCGCCTCGGCGACTTCCGACGCGTAGATCGCGCCTTCAACTGCGGCACGGCAACGGCCAAGCCAGATGTTCGGGTAATCCAGCGGCGCCGTGAGTTCGCAGTGCTGACGTTCCTGCTCCAGCACTTCGGGGAACCACGGGTTGTCCTTGTAGTTCACCTCGGCGACGTAACTGTTCGGCGGCGGGTTGGCGACCAGACGGACCCACGTCTCGTCGGTGTCCAGCTCCGGGTTCATTGCGACCCAGATCTCTGACCCTTCTTTTCTGATGGTCGGGATCAGCACATCCCACGAGCGCTTGCTGATCTTCTGCGCTTCCTCGCAGAACACGCGGTCGATACCCTCGAAGCTCTTGATCGAGTCAATGGTCTGCCCACTCAGGCCGGCGAACAGAAAACTGCCGCCGTTGGGGGCACGAATCTCGGTATCGGTGATGTCGTAAGTGCCTGACAGGCCCATCGCTTCTATCTGATCGGAAATCAACTGGTGCACGCTGTCGCGGATACTCTTCTGAACCTCGCGCGTGCACAAAATGCGCTTCCCGCGTCCTGCTTCGAGGATGAGGGCACGAACAAACGTCCAGGACTTGGAACTGCCGCGCCCGCCCCACGCCACCTTGTAGCGGTAAGGCTGGAACAGGAACTGCGACCACTCCGGGAAAAGAACGTCGGCCATCAGGGTTTCACGAAATTCACGGCGATATTCAACGGGGCGCCATCTTTGCCGACGTGCTCCAGGACTTGCTTGTCCATCCCCAAGATCTTCGCTTTGCCGAGCGTCGCAGCAGCAGCCGCGGATGCCTGCGGCACAACGGCGCCGAGCGCTGCCAGTCGCGCTTCTTCAAGCTCGTCCAGCAGGTGCCCGACGGTAATCGCGTGATTCTCGGCGTGCAGCGCCCGCAATTCGAGGATGCGGGTCTTGAGCCGCTTGGCGTTGTGCCAGGCGTTGTTCGGGTCGTGCCGGCCGTAGACTGCTGCGTATGCCTTCGTCGCGTTGCCAATCTCGACGAACAAGCGACAGAAGCGCTCGTCGCGTATCTCCTGCTCGTTGAGTTCCGGGGCTTCTTGGAGCTTGTGCAGGCTCATTGCAGTTCGCTCGCTTCGACATGCTCGTCAAGAAACACACGCACCGTGTCGCGATCGTCCTGCCGCTCCTCAACTGCCTGGGTGTTATCCCATGCCCAGGACGGCAGCGTCAGGATGCGCTCGTCGCGGTCGGCGCGGCGCGGCTGGCGGCTTCGCTGTTCCACATTGCCTGCGGGCTTTGCCCGCCGTTGATTTGAGCCAGGTACATCTCTTTCGCGATCTTCAGCGCGTCGGCGATGTTCGCCGCCGGTGTGCCGGTGGCGGCGTCAGCATCGGTGCCTTCGTTAGTCTCGGATTGCTCCTCGGCGGAAGACTCCAGCTCGACGGTGATCGCACCAGACGAATCGACGTTGATCTCGATCGTGAAGCCCTGGTCGGCGGTGTCGCCGACATCGGGCGACGCCCCCGCAGCACTGGCGGCGTCAGGCGACATGCTCGCGTCGGGCGACGCTGCGGACGGATCCACCATCATGCCGGCCATCACTTCTTCCCACCTTTCGGCGGAACGTTGACGAATGGGTTGATCTGGCCGGCCGGCATCGCGACACCGTTCGGTTTCGGTTGATACGCTTTGGCAGGCGTCGCCGGTGCGCTGATGATGCCCGGAATAACGCCGGATTGAACAGGCTTGGCCATGCTTAGCTCCTTGACAAGAAAAAGCCCGCAGCAAGTGCGGGCTCGGGATTTGGAAATTCGCGCTTTCTACAGGCGAGCGCTGCCCCACGGACAGGAATGTCCCACAAGAGCACGCGCCAGGCAACAGAAACCGCGCACTATGATGCGATTGCTAGGCAACAGGCTTTGCGTCGACTGGCGAGGCATCCGCGGGTGTTGGCGAGGCATCCGTTGTAGCGGGCGACTCGGGGTTCGCGCCATCGATCGCGCCAGGCGGTTCCATACTCTCGGCAAGCGGACCCTTGCCGAAGAAGCCTTCCACCTTGTGCAGTTCCTCGGCGAACCAGCTCGGTGGATTCTCGGCAGCGGCCACCAGGTCTGCGGCAACCGTCTTGGCTTCGGCCACTACGTCCTCGACGACGGCTGCCACCGTCTCCTCGACGTGAGCCTCGATGTTCTCGGCGCCGGCTGCGATCA